GTATATTTATAGTATATTATAATATTTTGTTAAAAACATTTGGTAGTTTGTAAATAAGTTATTATATTTACAGTATTAAATTAATAATATGAAAAAAACAAGATTTAGTCTGCATACAGACATAGAAAGAAAAGAGGTAACATTTATGTGCCACTTTAAACTAGAAGGTGTTATGAACACTAACACTTTACATTCATTTGATTTTATAGAATTAGATGATATGAGTTGCCAAATTGAAATACATAACCTTGATCATTTTAAAACAATGTGTCAAGTTCAAGGAGTAGCTCAAAAATTTGTAAAAGAATTTATACAAGAGGCAATTAGAGTTGCATGTTTTAGAGGATGGGATGTTGAAATTGATCATGAGAACAGTTCATGGCTAAGACTACCTGATACTATTGAAAGATTAGAAACACAAATAGTATAATTATGTTTGGTAAAATAAAATGTTCAAAATGTAAGAAACCTATAGCTAGAAAAGTTGTAGAAACTGAAACTGTAGAAACAGAATATCATGAATATGATAGACAAAAAATAGAGCTTTATATTTATACTGATTATAATACAGATGAAATAAATGAAAGTGCTATATTTTGTAGTAAACAATGTTATGAAGATCATTTAAATTTTCAAGACATGTGTTTGCAAGATGATATGGACTGGATGGAAAGTTAAACATAAATTCTAAACAGTTACAAGAGAGGGTTAATAGCTCTCTCTTTTTTTTTGTACCTTATTCAAATGGCAAGAAAAGTAAAAAGAAAAACATTAGTAAGAAAGTTAGATAAGATCTTCTCACAATACATAAGAGAAAGAGATACAAATAGTAAAGGTTATGGTAAGTGCTGCACATCAGGTAAAACTATTCATAAAAGCAAAGGTCATGCAGGTCATTTTATTAGCAGAAGATTTATGTGTACTAGGTGGGATCCTGAGAATGTACACCTCCAATCAGCATATGACAATACATTTTTAGAAGGTAGACAATATGAATATGCCTTGTTTATTAATAATAAATATCATGCAGATAAAGCTACTGAATTGCTAATAAAGTCAAGGGAAACCTGTAAGTTTTCAACAGATGAATTAGAGGAAATGATAGAACATTATAAAACTTTATTGGAAGAAGTATAATATATTATAATATTATTTGTATATTAGCAGTAAGAAAAACATTTAATTTTGAGTATATATAAAAATAAGGGTGAAGAACCTACTGCAAAAGACAGCATGATCCAAGACCAAAAACTAAGGTTTGATCAGCTGCTACAACTCTATAAAGATCTAGCATCTGAATATAGAGAATTATTAAGAGAAAATACTAACCATAAATTCAAGATTTCTGAACTAGAAGGTAAAGTTGAAGCTCTAGATAATATATTCCAAAAATGGAAACAGTCCAATGAGGACATAAAAAAAAACCTTAATCCAAATTTAATTTATGATGGAATCCAAGAATATAAAAGTTAGTACAATAAAATTTATAGAAGAAGATGGAACATGGTCTAATGGAGATCACACATACATCAAATACAAACTCCATCTAAACAATGGAGAAAAACCTGAGTTCTTAGCAAAGAATCAATCTACAATAGATAAACTTAATGTAGGTGATGATGTTAGATACTCTTATAAAAAAGAAGGGCAGAATTTTGCCAAGATAGAAAAAGAATTTAATCAATCTAAATTTAATAACATGAGTAAAAACACTAATCAGAGTACAGCCACAAATGGTATGTCTCAACAAGAATCTATTGCTAGATCTGTAGCATGGAATAATGTAAGTCAATTTGTATTCTCTGAGGAATTTCAGAAATATGATGATAGTAAATTAGTAGATCAAGATGGTAAGCAGTTAATATTTTCTACTAGACAACAGAAGATGATAAATCAAGCTGCCTCTGCTGCAAACATAATATATAAAGAACTATTAACTAAACCTAAGTAATCATGGCACAAGAAAATAAACCTGATTTTGTAGGTGGTGTATATTTAGATGAATCACCTAAAGATTTTGTAATATTAAAAATGAGGATGCATGTTGATAGATTTCAACAGCACCTAGATAATCCTTATGTTAAATCTTTTGTTCAAAAAAACAATGGATATTTAACAATGGATGTTTTAAAAAGTAAGAATGGAAAGTTGTATATTCCACATAGTGAATTTGTACCTGAGAAAAAGGTAACTACAGTTGAACACAATCCTGATAGAAATTTAGATTCAGGATATGCTAAAAATGATAATCCATTTGAAGATTAGAACATGATACTAGACATTAAATCCCAACTTGATCTTATACATAAAATCAGAAATGGTGAAATCAAGGAGGGGTTAGCTCTAGGTATTAAATCATTTGATACATATTTTAGATTTAAAGAAGAATTTGGTGTGTTCTTAGGACATAGTAATGTAGGTAAAACACACTTTTGTTTCTACTTAATGTTTCTATATTCATATAGACATGGGTTAAGATGGCTATGTTATAGTAGTGAGAATGAAGTTTACAGTAATATAAAAAGAATAATAGAGTTTAAATGTGGTCTGCCCATTAACAAAATTGATGAGGAGGAGTTGGAGAAGGCAAGTAAGTGGGTGGATTCACATTTTAAATTTATAGCAATAGATGATATTCAAACATATAAAACTCTACTTGATCTAGGAACAGAGATAAAAAAGTCATGGGATTACAATGGTTTTTTAATAGATCCATATAATTCCTTAGCTAAAGACAGAGAGTTGTATAGAAGTGTAGGGGGACATGAATATGATTATACAGTATGTAGTGAGTTTAGATTGTTTTGTCATAAACATAAAGTAGCATTATGGCTAACTACTCATGCAGTAACAGAGGCACTTAGAAAAGTACATCCTGCTCATCATGAGTATGCAGGTTATCCAGTTTGCCCAAAATTTAGTGATTGTGAAGGAGGAGGAAAATTCTCAAATAGACCAAACTTTTTTTGCTCAATTCATAGGATGGTCCAACATCCATTGGACTGGATGATTACAGAGATGCATGTTTTAAAAATTAAAGACACTAGTACAGGGGGAATGCCTACCAGTTTTTTAAACCCAATCAAGATGAGATCAGTAATAAATAATGTTGGTTATAGTATAGAAGGAGAGGATATGATAAGAATGATAGATGAACATACTGGAGAAAGCATACCAAAAACATAAGATTTGGCTAAACATTTGTAGATCATTTGGATTAGATAATGAGACAGCTAAAGACATAGTATCAGAAATGTATTTAAAATTACATGACATAACAGAAAAAGGAACTGACATTACATATGGTAAAGATGATATTAATTATTATTATATTTTTAAAATACTCTACACAATGTTTTTGCAATTAAAAAAGAAACAAAGTAGAGTTAGGTTTGTAGATGAAGATGTATTAAAACATATAGAAGGATCTCAGGAAGTTGAGTATGCTGTACTAGAGAAGAAGTTTAATGATGAGTTTAATAAGCTGCACTGGTATGATCAAAAAGTATTTGAAATAATTGCATCAGGAACTAAAATTTCTGAACTTAGTAGAAAGACAACAATTACATATATAAGTCTATACAATACTTATAGAAATGTAAAGAAGATGTTAAAGAAAAAAATTGGATTATGAAACTAGGAGATTTAGTAGAGTTGGTAATAAGAAAAATAACATTAGGTTATGGTAAAAGTTTTGCAAAAGCAGTTGCTAAGTTATTTGGCTATGAAGATTGTGGATGTGATAAGAGGCAAGAGAAATTAAATAAATATATAATTACAAAAGATGGGATTAAGAAGTTATAAAGTATTGTTAAGGCAACAGATGGAAGAAGATGATTACATGAGTTTTACTGGATTCAGAATATCTATGCAGAATGGATTTACAGATGATGATTTAAAAGTTGTCTACACATTACATGCAAAGTATTTTGATCATAAATATACTGTTCCTTGTGGTTGTGGAGGAGCTAGAAAGATGGACACAATAAATGTGTGGATTAATGATCTACAAAAAATTTATGACAATGGTGTTCAGTCCCAAGAGTTATCAGAATAAAGAGAACTGGAAGAAAGGTGAGTTATCTGAAAAGAGATTTAAAGAGTATATGGACAAAATAGGAATAGGTGCAGAGAAAACATCAGAGAAAATTGACAGGTTTGATCATATAGATTTTATTGTAGGAGATAATACACCAGTAGATCTAAAAGGAGATAAAAATACTGATGCAGTATGGTTAGAAAAAACAAATGTGTTTGGAGGTAAAGGATCATTGTTAGGAAAGGCAAAGTTTATTGTAATAGAATATCTAGATATTAATGCTTATGTATTTTACAATAGACTTAAATTAGTTGAGTATATAAAACAGTTTAAAGATATATGTAAAAACAAATCTGACTATCATTGTTTATATACTAGAGAAGGTAACAAAGATGTAATAATAAAAGTAAGAGAATCAGATATTAAAAATTATGAAAGATTTAGATTTCACTACTAGAATACCTGCAAAGGATATGGACAGAGAATTGATTAGTAAAAAATTAGACAATTTAAAAGACCTCCAGTATATAACAAATGCTGAGATAGCCAACAATATATTATTAGAATATCAAAAAAAGAATCCTACTAATGAAAAGCTAGAGACATTAATTAATGCTGTAGTACAAATACATTTTTATGTAACAGAGCTACAGAATGATAGACATCTTTTGATGTTGAGTATAGATGAATATAGAGCAGATAAATTAAGAGCAATTGAAAGAGCTAGAAAAGCTGAATCCAAATTGGAGACCAAAGAAGATTGAACTAGGAGTAGAAGTAGAATTTGATCCTAACACAATTTATAGAGGTGCAGAGATAGATATAGAGAACCTGATAATAGATCAGCTTAATGCAGTATGGATGGATTATGAAGCTATACCAAACATGTATGAGGAGGTATTAATAACATTTCAAAACATGGAGTTGTTAGCTAGAATAATAGGAAAGTTCTATCATGTACATGGAGACAGATTATATATAACAGTAACATTAAAACTACAAGAATGAAAATAACACTATTAGATGGTAAAACATATGACAAAGAAGAATTAGTAAAAAAGGCTTATGATGATGAATTTTATTATGGGCATCTAGGCAAGTATGCTTTCAGTAGCACAACTATAGGACATTTACTGTCCTCACCTAAAACATATAAACACATATTGAATTATGGTCAAGCAGATGTACAAGCATTTAGAGATGGGTGGTTAGCTCATGCATGTGTTTTGCAGCCTGATGTTTTTGAGAAACAAATATTCATAAATGTGCAGTCAAAGAATACAAAGAAATATAAAGATGCAGTAAAAGAATTTGGCAAAGTGTTTACTATGAAAGAAAAACATGATGCAGAAAGACTGACTGATGCTTTACTTAGAAATGAAATGGTGTTAGAGAAATTATCTGATTCTGATTTTGAGGTATCAGAAGTAGGTGAAATAGGATTTGATGATTCTATAAAATTTCCTTTTAGAGCTAGAGCAGATATTTTAGGTAACAACTCAAGCATGTATGATTTAAAAACAACAAGCTCATTACAGGGTTGGAAATACTCAGCAAACAAATATAACTATGATGTTCAATTATTCATATACTGCCAACTCTTTGATATACTACCTAACAGGATGGGATTTATTGTTATAGATAAAGGATCACTTGATATAGGATATGCAGAGGGAAATGAGGAGTTTTATCTTAGTGGTGCAGCAAAAGTAAAAAGAGCTTTAGAGACTTATGAGGAATGGTTTATGCAGGAAGTAGATTTAGATCAATATTATATAAACATAGAACTATGAAACATTACATACCAAAAGCAGATTTAAGATATTACCTAAGAACAACAAAAAAAGACATAGAGTTTCAACAAAGAATACTAAGGTATTTATGTTATGGGATTCCATTTTGTGCTGTTTGGGTTGTCTTTTTAATTAACTTTTTATTTTATATATTTACTGGAAAGGTAGGATAGAAGATGAAGATTTGTTGCAGATGTGAGATAGAGAAACCAATATCAGAATTTCACAAAAAGACTAGCAGCAAAGATGGTTATGATAATAGATGTAAAGATTGTAAAAGGAATTATAACAGACAGTATAGAAAAGATAATCCTGAACATGTCAGGGAATACAATAAAATTTATACAAGAAAAGTAAGGAAGAATCCAATAAACAGAATGTATAAAAATGTTATGTCTAGATCATCAAAGTTTAAAAAGAAAAAAAATATAGTTACAGATAAAAGTTATGCTGAGATTCTAGGTTGTTCTAAAGAATATTTAGCTAAACACTTAGAAGGCAAATTTGATGAGAACATGAACTGGGATAATTATGGATCTTACTGGGAAATTGATCATGAGATAGAGTTGTTTAGATGTCATGATGTTCAGGACTTTGAATTAATAAATCACTTTACTAATCTAAGACCATTAGAAAAGAATAAAAATAGAATGAGGAATTATGAGTAGAAAAGATTATCCAGTATGGACAGGTGTGCTTAATTACTTTCCTGATGCTTTAATGGAAGTATCAAGAGTTAGCAAGATTGGAAATGAACAACATCATAAAGGCAAACCATTACATTGGGATAAGAGTAAAAGTATGGATCACCTAGATGCTTTAACTAGACATCTAATACAAGCAAAAGAAGAAGATGATGATGGAGTATCACATTTAGCTAAAGTAGCATGGAGAGCTTTAGCAGCATTACAAGATAAATTAGAAAAAGATGATAAGAACAAGAAGTAGGATCAGAAACCTGATAGATGAAATAGAGGCACTATCACAAATAAGAGTATTTGAAGATACTAGAAGAAGGGAAACAGTAGAGATTAGATCTCTCCTATATACAGTATTAAGAAAGTTCTATAGGTTTAACCTAAGAGAGATAATGGAGATAGGTGAGGAATATGGCTACTATATAACACATGCTAGTGTAATTCACAGCCTTAAATCATTTGACATATATAAGCAGTACAATAAGAACCTAGATGAATGGTATTGTGCAATAGTTGTTGATCTTGAAGAAGATGTAGCAGCTAGTAGAATTGATTTTATTAAACCTAAATTGAAGTATCTGTCAGAAGAAGATCTGTTAAAGTTATCAACAATTGTACAAGAAATGTATGAGGAGGCTATTATACAGATGAGTAAGGAAACCTTACAAACCTGACAAAAAAATGACAAAAAAGGGAATAGCAGTCTTGTTACTATTATTATTAACATCCTGTTATTCAATTAAGAGTTCAATAATTAACAAGTTAGATGAGAAGTTACCTAGATCAAAATATACAATAGAGAGATTAGAAAAGTTAAAAGATTCATTAAGTAAGAGATGGCAAAAGATAGATCAAAGTTTTTAGAAGTGTTTGCAAGTAAGATGGGGAATGTTAGCAAAGCATGTGCAGCAGCTAGTATCTCTAGACAGACTTTCTATGATTGGATGAAGGATAGTGAATTTGCAGGTCAGGTAGATGAAGTTAAAGAAGGACTACTAGACTTTGCAGAACACCAACTGCTTTCTAATATAAAGGATGGTAAAACTGCTGAGATCTTATTCTACCTAAAAACTAAAGGAAAGAAAAGAGGATATATAGAAAGACAAGAAGTAGATACAGTGGGAGACAAGATGTTTGAGGTAAAGATTCTAAAGGATGAAACAGATACAGACTAATGTTGTATTTGAAGTTTTAGAATTAAGCACAAGCAAAATAGTGGCACTACAGGGATCTTCAAGATCAGGTAAAACTTTCAATACATTATTGTGGATTATATTTAGCTATTGTAATAAGCATACAGGTAGAGTGATATCTATATGTAGAAAAACATTACCTAGTTTAAAAGCATCAGTTCTAAGAGACTTTCTAGAAATCCTAAAGCATAATGAGCTGTACTCAGAGATCTATCATAACAAGACATCTAATGAGTATTGGTTAAATGGAAACCTAATAGAGTTCTTTAGCTTAGATATGGGATCTAGAGTTAGAGGTAGAAAGAGAGATCTGTTATTTGTAAATGAAGCTAATGAAGTGGATCTAGAATCATGGAATCAGTTACTGTTTAGAACAGATGGTGTAGAAGGTCAGGTATCATGTATTCTTGATTACAATCCACATGATCAGTTCCACTGGATATATGATAAAGTGTTAGAGAGACCTGATTGTCAATTACACATTTCTACATTTATGCAGAATCCATTTATATCAGATACACTAAGACAAGAACTCCTAAGATTAAAAGAAACAGATCCTGAATTATACAGAGTATATGGATTAGGATTAAGAGGACAGAATAGATCACTTGTATTTAGGTTTAATATTTGTAATGATATTCCTGATACAGCTAAACTTGTTTCAAGAGGATTAGATTTTGGATTTGCCTCAGATCCAAGTTCTATGTGTGAAACTTACATAGAAGGAGACAATATGTATGTTAAAGAGATTCTATATGAAAAAGGATTAACCAATCAGGACCTAGCTAGAAAGTTTGATGCACTAGGATTAGATAGAAGGGATGAAATCTTTGCAGATTCTAGTGAACCTAAAAGTATAGAGGAGATCTATAGAATGGGTTGGAATATAAAAGGCAAGAAGAAATATGAGATCAATTATGGAATAGACATGATCAGAAGATACAAACTACATGTAACAAAAGATAGTATAAATGCTATAAGAGAATTAGAGAGTTACAAATATGTAGAAGATAGGAATGGCAATCCAACTAATAAACCTCTAGACTTAAACAATCACTTCTGTGATGCATTAAGATATTCTGTAGTTCACAAACTATCATATCCTAATTATGGTAGGTATGCTATAAAATAAAAAAGAGGGGAGATCCTAGAACCTCCACCTCTGTACACATAATATGTGCCATTAAAACTAATTAATATGAAAAAACATCACAATGAATCTACATATGACATTAGGATAACTAGTCCTGTTGTCAAGATCCAAAGTAACAAGGTTATTAACCATAATGGTAGGTTAAAATATTTTTCTAAGTCTTTTAAATCTTTCATAATTATAGTTTTTGTTTTTCTTTAATATAAAGTTCTTCTGTATTTATTTGATAGAAGGGACCATTCATTACAACTGGTACTTCTTTGTCTAGTTCTTGACAGTCTACAAAACCATCTTTTTGAACTGGCACCATAATTCTATCTGAAACCATAGTTAATAGTTGGCAGATTTCTTCAGGTGTAGAAGTTTGGTAAAAGTTTAATACTTTGTCAAAGTTAATTTTAGTAGTGTTTTTCATAATTAGTATAAATATAATACATTATAATAACATAACCAAACATTTTAATAAGTTTTTTTTAAAACTTTTATTATAAAGTATTATATAAGTATGGAAATCACAATTAAAATACCTGAGAACCTAAGAGAAATAACTCTTGGACAATATCAGAAATACTTAAAGATGGAGAAAGAGAATAAAGATGAAACCTTTATAGCTCAAAAAATGATAGAGATCTTTTGTCAAACAAGACTAGATTATGTAATGAAAATGAGATGGAAAGATGTACAAGACATTACAGTAGATTTAGCTAATATGTTTGAAGCAGATCAGAAACTAAAGAAACAGTTTACAATGGATAGTACAACTTATGGTTTTATACCTAATCTAGATGAGATCTCTTTTGGAGAGTTTGTTGATCTAGATGGATGCCTACAAGACTGGCAAGAAATGCATAAAGCCATGCAGATACTATACAGACCTGTTGATATTAGTGTAAGAGGCAAGTATAATATTAAACAATATGATGGTGTTCTAGATGATAGCATGAAAGAAATGCCATTAGAATATGAATTAGGTGCTGTTTTTTTTTTATTGAGTTTAGGAAAAGAGTTGTCAGCAACTATGATGGATTATTTACAGAGGGGAGTTCTGAAGGAGCATACACTTCTGAAGCAGGGTTTAGCAGAAAATGGGGTTGGTATTCATCATTTTACAAGGCAGCTCAAGGAGATGTTACAAGATTTGAACATATCTCAGAACTTAGGTTACACAAAGTCTTGATGTATTTAGAATATGAAACAGAAAAAACAACATTAGAAAATCAGAGAATAAAAAGAAAGTATGGCAACAAGTAAAGTACAAAGAGGGTTTTATTTAGTAGTACAGGCTGTTAAAGATGAGCTTATAAATAATCCTAGTATTAAATCAGTAACATTTGGAGATATTACAGATGTAGATTTACAAAAACAAACAATATTTCCATTAGGTCATATCATAATAGATAGTGTTTCTCATATAGGCAAAACTATGCAGTTCTCATTTACAGTACTTACAATGGAACAGATAGACAGCAATAAAGATTATGTAGATGATTTGTTTTTAGGTAATGACAATACACATGATATTTTAAACACACAACTTGCAGTTTCTAATAGATTAATTACAAGACTAAGAGAGGGACAACTTTATGCTGATGGTTTTCAATTAGTAGGTGATGCTACATGTGAACCTTTCTTTGACAGATTTGAAAACATACTAGCAGGATGGGCAACAACATTTACTGTTGAAATAATAAATGATATAGATTATTGCTAATGAAATACAAAGAGACAGTTAAGGTGTTAGAGGACTTTGCTAGAGAAGTAATAAAAGGTGCTAGAAAGAATCTAAAGAAAAAGAAAGCATCAGGTAAACTACAAAGATCTATTAAGAGTAATGTAAAAGTAAATCCTAAGTCTTTTGAATTAGATTTTGAAATGGAAGGATATGGACAATATCAGGATGCAGGTGTAGATGGTAAAAAGAAAAGATATGGTAAAAGAAAAGCAGGACTTCCTACATTTAGTTACAAAGATAAAATGCCTCCTCCTAAATCACTAGATAAATGGGTTGTTAGAAAAGGACTAAAAGGTACAAGAGATGCAAAAGGTAGATTTACTAAAAGACAATCTCTTACATTTTTAATTGCTAGATCTATATTTTTGAAAGGTCTAGAACCAACATACTTCTTTACAGATGCATTTCAAGCAGCATATAAGAAATTACCAAAACAATTCATAGATAAGTATGAATTAGACATAGACAACTTTTTAAAATTTACCACAAAATAATGGCAACTTATTTAACAAGACTTAGATCACCTTTTTTTATTGATGAAACTTCCACAGCAACATCAGGTTCAGCAGACTTAACAATTACAATTAATAGTGCTACACAATATGTAATATCAAAAGATACATCTAGTAATAGAGTAATATTTGAAGTATCAGAATTGATAAGAGACTTCCTAGATATTACATGGGATGGTGTATTTCCATATAGCACTACCACTAAAAACAGTCTAGTTAAATATGCACTAATTAAAATAGAATTTTTTACAGGAAATAAAGCTGCAAGAGCATTAACTCCTCAATCAGCATCTCAAACACTTACTCATAACCTTTATGGTTTTGATGCATATAGTGAGTTTAAAGAAGGATCTAACAAGCAATTAGTTGCAGGACAGTTATTACAAAGTAACACTACAATGTATCTTCCTGAAACTGGAGATGCATATGTTCCTACAGAAAGCTCTAATGGTGTAACATATACAACAATTCCTGATACACTAGCAGATGGTGGAACTCAATCAATAGGAGGTATTACTATAACTGTAAAAAGGATATGTGAACCAATATACAATATTATTAAGGTTATATTCATAAACAAATTTGGAGCTTTACAAGAATATTACTTTAACAAGAAAAACATACAATCATTAAATGTAACAAAAGAAAGCTATAAATCTACTTTAATATCAGGTCAGACCTATAACACATTTGACCATCAAAAATATCAATACAATAAACAAGGATCAGAAAGGATAACAATGAACACTGGTTATGTTGATGAAGGACAATTTGAACCTATAAAACAGATCATGTTATCAGAATTAATGTGGGCTGAAATAGGGGTAGCAGTTTATCCTATTAATGTAATAACAAGTTCATTAGAAAAGAAAACAAGGACAAATGATAGACTAGTAAATTACAGTTTAGATTTTGAGTTTGCATATGATATGATAAACAATGTTAGATAATGAGTGCATACCAGTTATATATAAATAATCAAAGAGTTGAAGTCTATGATGATGAAAGTGTTAGTTTAACACAAACTATTCAAGACATAAAAGATGTATCAAAAGTGTTTACAGATTTTTCTAAACCTTTTACTTTACCTGCATCTAAAGAAAACAACAAAATATTCAAACACTACTATAGGTTCAATCTAGGATCAGGTACATCATTTGATGCAAGAAAGAAAGTATCTGCTAGAATTGAATTAAACACAATACCATTTAAAGAAGGTCTGCTTAAATTAGATGGAGTAGATCTAGAAAACAATGAACCTAAATCATATAGAGTTACATTTTTTGGAAACACTGTAACATTAAAAGATACACTTAAAGATGATGAAATTAACTCATTAAACTGGTTAGACAATTTTAACACTACATATAGTGCAGCACAAGTATTGAATCTTTTAACAAATGAAGATGGTTTAGGTGGATCAACAGGTATAACAGTAGATGATTTAGGGACTAATACAACATACTATAAGCCAGTTATTTGTCCATTAATATCTAACTCAGCTAGATTGTATATGGATGGTGGTATCACTGTGCCATATCAAAATGCAGATGGATCAGAAAATTTACAGTTAGGTGGAAACTTAGCACCTACAGGAAGTAGTCCATTTACATCAGCAGATGTTCATGGAGTGTATTTTGAAGATTTAACATATGCAATACCAGTTCACTTAATTATAAGAGCAATACAAAACCAATATACCTCAATTAAGTTTAGTGATGATTTCTTTGATTTAACAAATGGACCTGAAACATACAAGCAATTACACATGTTATGTCAAAACACTGAAGGGAGGCAATTTGAGAACATGGGAACTGCCTTAAAACAAATATCAGGTTTTAGTACAGCAACAGCATTAAACAATAAAATTGCAGTTACATTTAATGCAATATATGTTTTTGGGTTAAGTTCAAATGAATTTATAGTTGGTAACTTTAGCTTTCAAACACCATCAGCTTATCCTACTTTTACAATTAGAGTTAGAAGGGGAGGAACTTCTGAAGTGTACACTCAAACTTTTACTGGAGGTACTAACACAACAAATGCTTTTACAGTTATTATGTATAATTCATCAGCAGGATATACTATTGAAGTAGAGACAGATACAGCATTTGATATATCTAATTTTACATTTCAAGCAACTGATGGAAGTGGTAATCAAACATCACATCAACTTACAAATGTATCAATACCTTTAGAAAAAGAGTTTATAATTAAAGACCATCTTCCTTCACTAAAAACTATAGATTTCCTCACAGGGTTATTTAAGATGTTTAATCTTACAGCATTTGAGCAAGATGGAATAATCCATGTAAAAACACTGGAAGAATTTTATAATGCAGGATCAGTTAGAGACATAACAGAATTTGTAGATCCTACAACAATGAAGATTAATAAAGCTCTACCATATGAACAGATAAAATTTGAATACAAAGACACTGATTCTAAATTAGCTAAACAACATTCACAACTTAGTGGTTCATCATGGGGTTCTTTGGGTTACAATAATAATGAAGATTTAAACAGCAGTAATAGTGTGTTTAATGTAGAAGTTCCTTTTGCACATATGAAGTTTGAAAAACTATTAAATGGTGCTAATGAAACAGAAGTGCAGGTTGGATGGATGGCAAATGAAAATGGAGAGGCATATTTTAAAGATGCATTATTATTTATACCAATATATCAACAGTCAGCAAATGATATTAGGTTTTTAGAACAGAAAACAGGTACAGGAGGAATTAATGACTTTGGAGATTTTTGGATGCCTAGTAATTCTGTAAGTGTATTGCCTGAAGTAAACAAAGAAAACATACATTTTAATTTAGAAATAAATGAGTTTACTAATAGTATAGCATTTACAGACACATTATTTGAAAAATATTATAGATTTTATATCCAATCTGTATTCAATAGATCAAAAAGACTATCAAATATTACTGCTAGATTACCAAAAAAGTTTATTTTAAACTATACTCTTGCAGATATTGTAAAGATTAGTGGAGAATCTTATAAAATAAACAGCATTACTACAAACCTTTTAACAGGAAGTAGTCAATTAGAATTATTAAATGAAACTGTAGATACTTTACCATCTCCATCATCAGATACAGGAGGTGGTGAAACAGGTCAGCCAAGTGGTACACCTACAACAAATGTTTTATATTTTGAAGATTGTGCAAGTCTAGGTACATTTTATGAATCATCTTCACCAATCTCTACTTTAAATTTAGTTAATAATAGAAGGGTGCAAGATGCTAGTGCTAATTACTATATAGTTAAAGGTAATGTAGGAGCAGGAACATATACACAAAAAACAGTAACTGATACAGGTTTTTCAGGATGTCCACAAACAACTACACCTCCAACATTATACTATAGGTTAAAAAGATGTTCTGATAATAATGATGCATTTAGAACA